GCTTGTGTAAATTCTTTTACAAACTTACTTTCATCTAGCTCTTCATTAAACGCTCTAGTTTTTCTGTCAAACTTATTAGTTACACATCTTTTTCTAAGTGCAACAAGCTCTTTTCTAGAAAGATTTGCAAGTTCTACTTCAAATCCATCTAAGCCAGGAAATTCTACCCAAGCAGTTTTACTGTCTACTAGTAAATTTTTTAAATCCATAATTTTTTCCTCTAATATGTTATTGTATTTCCTAAATTTGCAGGACTAGTAATTAATCTATAATCAAAAGTCTGCGTAAAAACTTCAGCAACATTTAATCGTTTAGTAAACATACAACTGGTTAAATTAGCGTTTAAAAAAGTGCTATTTTGATCAATTGTTTTTACCGCTACCGAAGTATTAGTATTAAAAGATTGAGCAGTAGTAGAGTTATTATCCCCTGTATACTGAACAATACTTCCAGAAACTACTCTATCTTTTAATGTGTATGTTGACGGATACATTGCATTAGATGCATTTGTAACCGACAAACTATTATGCAAGGTTTCATATGGAGTCCAATCTATATTATTTTGCACACTTAATGTAGTTGAGACAAGATTTGTTACATCTGATCCACCTACTTCTACATCAAGCAAGGCTTTGACGGGAGTTCTTGTGGCACTTGCAGATTGCAAGGTACCAGGAAGGCTATAAGAAGCATTCCCCACTCTTTCCAGCTTTTTAGCATTTCCACTCACACTTAATGTAAGTGGTCTTGTCCTATCCATTACAAAGTCTCCATTAGTAATTAAACAACCCTCTAACTTGAAGGTGCTTTCATCTGTAATGAAGTAGAGATCAAATGATTTTAACAATTGTTCCCCGCTACTTGTATCATAATCGGTTAAAAGACTTTTTACAATGCTTTCGTCCTTTTCTCTTGTAAGGGCGACCTGAAAACTGAAATCAGCAGGATTTGCTTTGGTTACGCTCGTTCCTAAAAACATTTTTGTCTGATCGTGCAAAGTCTTAACTTCATATGCATCTTCCGCAAATGTCTGAGAGAACGATAATTCGGGAGTAACCTTTACATTGTATCGATTACTCCCGTATACCACGTGTACGGAACCGTCTTTAAGAAGGTTGTACACTGACATGATTAAACAGCGTTACTAGTAGTCTTGTCATACCCAGAATCTGAGTGGACAGTTGACCCTTTGTAAAGTACAGTCATTTCATCTGTTGATGTAATAGTTGTACCCTGTGCTGCAAATTCAATTGTAGTTGATATAATATCAGCTGTTTCAATTGTTGGAATCTGTAAGTGAGCCCTTGGAATATCAAAGGTCACTAAAGGATTTGCAGTTGATGCTCCTCCCATGAACAAACTCATGTCGAATTTGTTACTTACAAGATTTGTAGCTGCTGATAAGTCAGAAAGCAGTTCGTTAGAACCCCCTGCTGCCGTATCAAGGTAACAAGTTAAAGAACCTGAAATAGTTCTTGAACCAGTGAATGAACCAATTGGCTGATCCACAATACCTAGAGTTTCTGGAGTTAAGTAAGTTACATTGTTAGCAATTGTAATTGACCCACCGGTAATATTAATACCTGTGTATTCGTGAGTCGTTCCACCTGCTGTATCTAATACTCCTCCTGACGCTCTTGCTGCCGTCATTTGGTGAGCTAAAGTCATAGTAGATAACTTATTTCTTAAGTAATCTGCATCTGACGTCGCCGTTACGTCAACGTAGTTTAGTTTCTCAACGTAAGATGTCAAAGTTGAAGATGTATCTGTATCAGATACTCCAATTTTGTCATGGAACGCCTTTGATGGATCTTCGATCGCAGAGTTAACCTGGTCAATGCTTGTAGCATTTCCAGACCAACTTAGTGTTGCAATACCATCAATTGAGAAGTCAATCTCTACTTGGTTAACTTGGCACTCATTTAGCCTATAAGTTGTATTTTCTAATGCAAAGAAAATGGTTAGTTTCAAAAGTTCGTGAGCGTTAGAACTTGCAAAGTCTACTTTCGTGTCATTTGCTTGGAAGGTAATCGCAGAGTTTGTTGTTGCTCCTGCATTATCTCCTGAATCTTCCGCAGTAGGAATTGCTTGACCAGCTAATGCTGCCCAAAGAATATTCTCTACCATGTCATGCGCTGTTGTATCTCTAAAGCTGTTTGCACCGTGTTTGAAAGGTCTTACATAAGTTTGGAAAGACCATTCTGCTGGAGCCAAAGAATCATTGAATCTTTGTGATCCCCTCTTAGGCGCAGAGCCTGCTTCATTAATAGTAACGTCTGTACTTTCACTTGACTGAGAAAAACTATAACCATCTAGTACACCAATTCTGAAAGTATTTGAATCTTTCTCATTACCTTTGAATAGTCCGAGACCAGTTCTAGAGCTGTCGGCTGTTTTACCCGCACTAATTGTTGCTACTGTAGCTACAAGGCCGTTAGCCCCACTTCCACTAGAAGCTGTAGATGTTACAGTATTAGACGCTGCATACCCAGTACCCCTAAAGTTATTTGGTATAATTAGCTCTGTTGCTGCTCCACTATTTACTGCGGCTACGATTGCTTTAAAACCTGAACCTGATCCATTAGTAGTTCCAAAAGTAACTATGTCACCTACTGCGTGTCCTGAGTTTGTACCTGATAGCGAATTTGATAGTGTTGCCACGTTTCCACCAGCAGATGTAACTCCATTCACGGAGCTGACGAATACTTTGGTATTTCTTGATAGATTTAAAGCCATTGCTTTCTCCTATTATTGCTTTGGAAAGGATTTCGCGTGATTTTAATCAGCGTCTTCGTTTCCTAATATCGTACTTCGACTACTACTTCTCCTATACCTAAGGGAGCGATTACTCCTTCATCAGTACCGATAGACTCTATCGTCATAGATGTTGTCTGTTCGTTTGGACTCACAGAGTCGTCATACACTAAGGCATCATTCTCGTCAATAATCCTTTCGATATCTTCGATTAATAATGCTAATTCTTCTTGGGCATCTTCCTCATTGGAAATATAAGCCCTGATTGTTAAACTAAGAAATCTCCACTTAAAACCGTCTGGTAAATATTGTCTGCTTTCATCGCCAGCTACAACACATACTTTAGGGTATTGTTGAATTTCATCTAAAAATACTAAGTGGCTGCCTACATTATCAAATACATTTGAATTGTATGGATAACTGCCATCGATTTCTTTTAACTTTTCAGCTAAAGCGACAGCAATTTTCTTTCTTTGAGTTCTGTATGCCATTATTGTCTCCTTAGCGTAAATCTTTCTTCTGTATGTTTTATGGCAATATCTCTTATACTTTTTGTTATAAGAGGTTTAGGATTATATCCTTGGGGCCATTGCCTGGCTCCTGTATTTTCAAACGTTGCATAAGGATCTAATTGATAGTTATATTTACCTACTAGTGTCTTAGGCCCCTGTCTTAAGTTTACTAACTTAACACTGTTTGAGAATCTTCCTGTTCTATTTATTAAAGCAGGCCTTCCCATGTTTCTTCTAACTTGGGCTGGAAGTCTTCTATTAATAATTCTTTTTAATTTTAATATATCCTTCTCACTAACGCCTTGCTTCTCTTCTTTTTGCCCTGTAGCTCTTCTGCTTTTAGGGACTCTTTTTATAGCTTTTACAGCTAGAGCTTTTGCTGCTGCTCTTTTAAGTTTATTATCTATAGGATTTTTAAACTTAGCTTTTGTTGTTGCTTTCTTCTTTGTCTTTGATCTATAAGGAGAAGTTTTCTTTCCTTGTACAGTATCAAACACTTGGTCTAAAACTTCTTTATCTACTCTTTTTGAGCCTTGGATTGACATAAATTGGTCTCCATACTCATTAAATATATCAATAAAGTTTTCCTCTAACTCTTTTTCAAAATCTGTTTTTGCTCCGCCTTGCTTTACAGCAGTTGCCATAACACCTATAGCATTCTCGGCCTCTTTGCCTTCCTTACTTTGAACTTTATAACGTATCTTCTGTTCTACTTTTCCAGTAAGTATATCAACATGCTTACTTTTTGTTAATTCATGTTGTGTCTGCGATAGCCCATAAAAGTATCTATTTAAAGAGTTTCTAATTACATCTAATTTGTCGTTTCCTTTTTGTATAGGATTTTCTGCTATTGCAGTGGCTGTTATGTACAACCTTCTAAATGTTTCAATAAGGTGGTCCCATCCAGCAGTACTTGGTCTCCTTCTTCTTTGCCCTGCAGACCTTGTGTCCCTTACAGGAACACCACTCTTTGAATCCATAGCTTTTAATCTAGCTAACATATTATAACAAATAAATAAATTTCCTGCTATAACACTAAAATCTTCGTGAGCCAATGTTGCGTTATCACCTTGCATTTTTGCTACAAACTTGTTATACTCTTTTCGTAATAATGAAGTAGATACCCATACACTATCATCTCTTGAGCCTGCTTCATAATATTCTACTGCTTGCCTAACTTCATCACTCAACTTTGGTCTTAATCTAGGGTGTCCAAAAAATATCATAAAGTTTTGAAGTGAAGTACGAGTACCGCTTTCTAGCTGGTCTCTCATTTCGTTAGACGTTTTAGTTAACCATTTATCAGTTTCATCAAAGAAACCTTGTAACTTCTTCGCCTGTCCTACAGTAATTCTAGTCGAAGTAAATTTAGCCTTAGCCATTACTTATATACTTTATAGAAATCTAGTATTCTCTTGATATGATCAGGAAAATCTATGTTATCCTTTAGAGAAGTTGATACAGCATTCTGTACCTGTGCTCCTGCTATACTTAGCCTGTCTTTTCTTTCGTCTTTTAAATAGTACTTAGTTAAGTCAAAACACGCCAGTCTTAAATCTTGAGGTGTAGCGCTATAACCAGCTCTATATGTTACTTTTACTGCTTTTCTTCCTTTAGGGAAAGCTTTATCCGCAGTGTCTGTTGTTCTAAAAATTGAATCAGTATCAGTATCAACTACATACTCATATTTACCACTACTATCAGAATTTTCTGTGATTAGTGTAACATATGCGTCTGCTTGACTCTGTCTTTCTTGCACCTGACTAACACTTACTAAGGGGCTTTCATCTACCATTACAGCAGTAGTCCCATTATCTTTTATGTCAAAGTACTCAACTTTATCTGTACCATAGTAGTCCACGAATGAAGTACCACAATAAGTTTTTACGGCTTGACTTATAGAGGGTATAATAACATTCAACTTTGCATCTTGGCCCACTCCAGTGATGCCAGCAAAATCTTTATATTGATTTAATGTTATTAAATTTGCCATAATTCCTCTTAAAAGTTGGAGGGGATCGCTCCCCTCCAGGTCTGTTAGCTATTAACTAGCTTTGTACATCCAACCCCACTTGGAAGTTGCACCATCGATCATGTCGATGAAGCCTAATCTTTGAGAAGCCACTAGGACTCTTCTTTGATTAGCTACTTCGTAGTCTGATTCTACTGTAACGCCTCTTAATCTAGGCAATACATAGTTTCTTGGGTTAACTGCGATAGCTCCGAACTTAGCTGCTGCTGGTGTTGCGAATTCATCACAAAGAAGAACTCTTGAACCGAATACTTGTCCGATTTCACCAGAAAGCTTAGTTGCCATGTCGCCAACTAGGTTAGCATCTTGGAACTCAGCATCTTCTAATAGTTCGAAGTATGATCTTTGTGAAACAATATAAACTACTTCACTTGGATTCACACCATATTTACCCATGTTCTTTCTCATTTCAAGAAGATCAAGTGCTGTAATTTTATCAGTAGCAAAAGCTGTACCTGATTGTGTATAGTCACTGTCATTTCTTGCTAAGTGTAGTAAGCCTTCAAAAGCTGCGCCACTAGTACCAAAAGCACCGTCAGCATCATCACCAGCTAAGATAGCATTTTCAATTGCTCTAGCGTGTGATCTAACCATTGATTCTCTAATTAAAGGTAAAATCGGCATGATTGCATCTTCTTCAGTCTCATTACCTAAGTATGATTGAGAAATAAGTTTTTTAGTTGAAAGTGTTCTTTCAGTTAGGTTTACACCTGCGCCATTAGCTGGATCGTAAGCATCGCCTCTTGGGTCTAAGTTACCATGAGGTGCTGATCCACTAGCTGCTTGGTTACCTGTAAATTCAGCATAACCTGCATCTGGCATGATTGGAATAATCATGTTAGCAGAGTTCATTGCAATCTCTCTAAAGAGAGGAGCTAGAACTAACTCATTTTGAATATCTCTTTCAATTTGAGTTGAAACAATTTGCTCAAAGTCTGCTGAGGATACTTGTACACCTGAATGTTGGTTTACTTTTTCCATTACACCTTTTGCATAATCGTTATTCCATCCTTTACCAGTCGCTAGACCAGCAAATTTTGCGTCCATAATATCTTGTTCAAAAGCTTTCTTCCAGTCGCCTTGACCCTGTCTATCTGAGAAAATTCTTTTTGATTCTCTGATATTCATGATTTCTTCTGATTTCTCAGCTAATTCGTTCTGAAGTGATTTAACTACTTCATTCAAATCTTCATGCTTATCATTGACTCTTTTCTCGATATCACTAATGAGTCTTTCTGCGCCTGATAGTGAACTCTTCACAATTCTTTTTTGTTCGTCCTGTTTAGCTTCTTGAGCAGCTTTTTCATCAGCCTCAAATTGAGCTTGCTTCTCAGCAGTCTCAACCTTTGCTTTTTCTTCAGCTGCCTTTGCTTCCGCCTGCTTCATTGCATATTCTGCAACTGCTTTCTCAGCTGCGTCCTTTGCAAATGCATCTAGGTCAAAGCCTTCGGCTTCAGGAGTCATCTTTTCGTTTGACATATCAGTCTCCATTTTATGGGATTTCTCCCCGCTTGGCTGCTCAACTTTCACAGCGTCTGCTGTTGCATGTGAGTTAGCCTTTATAAAGTTTTTCTTGAACTTTTCATATTCGTCCATGTTTTCAAAGGATTTTGCTACAGAAAATGTAGCCCCTTGGTTGCAAGGCACGGATACGACTGAAACTTCGAAAAGTTCAGCGTCCTTGATTTTGTATCCATCGGTTTCTACCATATAATCAGCATCCTTGACTCTGAAACCAACGGAAAAGGCTCCAAGAACACCGTCTTTAACTAATTCTTTAACATCACCGGCTGCTTTAGATATCTTTGCAGATATCTCAAGACCGTTTTCTGTCACTTCTAAACCTGTTGCTCTACCGATAGGCTTGTCATAATTATGGTTGAACAAGATAATAGGATTTGATTTGAAATTCTCCAAACCTCCTTTAGTCCATGCTCCACTTTCAATTACATCGCCAGCTCTATCTAGTGCATTAGTACTTGCAGAACCTTTGATGTCTATACCACCATCTTCGGTTTCGCCTAAGGCTTTAAAAGTATTAGTCCAATGAAATATTTTATTCGACATCTTTAGTTTCCTTTTTCACAGCTTTTTTAGGTGCAGGTTTTTTAACTTCCTTTACTTCTTCAACAACTGCTTCTTGGACAGGATATCGATTTGTCACTACGGATAGGACTCTGTTCCAAGATCCAAACTGCCTTCTAAGCAGATAGTCTCTAACAGGAGCATCACTTCCATAGGATTTGTATGTAGCTAGATCCATAACTCCACCCTTATCGGTGAAGAAATCAGATACAGCTTTAATCATCATATTTTTAGTCATATTATTCCTCTATAGAAGGACTCTCTTCTGGTCGTCCCCCTTGCTCTGGATTTACTGCTGAGCCCGCTAAATTTACAGGAACGCGAGGTTCATCAAATCCATTGATTGGTTCTTTACCGATTGCCACTCTAGCTTCATTTGTGCTTAAAATTCCTGTATTCACAAGTGTTGCATAATATGCGGCTTGGTCTCTTAGTTCAGGTTGTAGAGCAGGAATTCCTGTTACATCTTCATTAAGTTCAAAACCAAAAAATCTTTCAAACGCATCGGATATCTTACCGACTATAGGTAGTATAGTCTCTAAGTAGTATAACCTATGGTTTGGCCTAATGTTTGCATTATTTCCACCGTCTAATAAGATTGGTGGTATGCCCATAGCTTCAAGAATAATACGCTCATTCGCTTTTATTGATTCTTGAAAGTCTAATTCTTTAAAATTAACCTTAGATAGTGAGTCTACTTCTAGCCCTCCATCTAATATAAGGGGTCTTCTGCCGCCGGAGGAAGGATTATACCTCATACTCCAAGCTGCTAACATTCTTTCTTTGATCTTTTCAGAAAGAGTATTAGGACTCTTTAAAACTAACCCAGGCACTGCTCCATTCTTGAAGAAGTTATCCTGAAATTTTCTCATGTTTCCTAGTAGCTGCATTGTTCTAAATGCTGGCTTTAATCTAGGAACTCCTCTATAGATTGAATTAAAACTATTCTCTTTAATATGAATAATCTCATTTACGTTATAATCAATAGTGTTCTCAAATTCATACTTTTTAATATATGTATTATCATCA